GAGATAAAAATTTGAAATAACCATTTCTCACGAAGAAGTTCTCGTCCCAGTTTTCAACCGTGGCGAATTGTTGTCCGCCTTCCATAAGGTATAAACCGCTTACGATATCCGTTTGGTGACTAAGCAATTTATCAAAGTTATCTACCGTGAATACAATGTCTGAGTCGATCCATAACATATAGTCATAATCTAATTCTTCGTTGTATGGTTTTTGGTTTGATCCAAGCATGGTGTTTCCACCCAAACACATGTTTCTGACATAGTATATGTTACAACTATAATTTTGTTGTAAACTAACTTGATATCCTCTCGATGTACATGTTGCAAGAAGGTTTGACCACGATTGCAAGAATTTGCCGCTAAAGCTTCGGCCTGGAAGACAAAAAACAATTTTCATATGATGATATAATAACATATAAAAATTAACCGTCAATTATAATTAATATTTTTTTGAAACGGTTTATATATATAAGTGTTATAGAAAGGATTATTACATATGGAAAAACAAATTAGTGAATACACAGTTACAGAATTAAAAGCTTTGGCTTATGATGAGATGTCGAGAATGGACGTGTGTCAATCCAATATTCGATTCTTAAATCAAGAATTACAACGTAGACTTAATCCCGCTGCTTTTGACGCACAAAAACAAGCAGATCAAGTTATTGCATCAGTTGCATCTGAATTAGAAGCTACTAAACAATAATATGTCCGACCCAATTAAATTAAAAAGCGAAGAGCTTGAATCACTGAAGAAGATTCAAGACAAGTATCAGAGTAAAATATTTCAATTTGGTCAATTTTATTTAGAACGTTTAGATCTGGATGAAAAAATCAAGAATCTTGCTGATCTTGAGACTAAGACCAGAGAAGAATATATGAATATTCAAAAAGAAGAACAAGATTGGGTTAACGGAATTGCTGAAACTTATGGTGACGGCAATTTTTCATTATCAGATGGCACATTTGTGCCAGCTAAAAAATAAACTGAAGTTTTTTACAAAAAGCAGCTGCAGCAATATTTATGTTTGTAGCTGCTTTTTTCTTTTGTTTTCAGTTACTTTAACTTAAACATTTAATATTTAAATAATAGCAACAACATTAACTTAACTACTATGCTGCTATATTAGCATAATTATAATAGTTTGTCAAGTTAATATAGTCACTGATATTTATTATATATGATTCGATTAAAGGACTTAGTAAAAGAAGTGCAGGATGCAAATCTTTTAGAAGAACAACAAATCATCACTGTATACTTTGATATGGATGGTGTTTTATGTGACTTTGACAAACAGTTTGTTCATTTTACTAACGAAGAACCCATATCGTTTGAAAGAAAAAGGGGAACAGTTAAATTTTGGGAAATTATAACAAATCACGGCGTAAAATTCTGGAACCAAATGGATCCAATGCCAGACTTTAATATATTAAAAAAATATATCACAGAATTATCAAAGAATCCAAATATAAAAATTCAAATTCTTACCAGCACAAGTGCTGATCAATTTCGTCAAAATTTCAAGAAAGAGGCAGAAATGAGAATCTCAGAAATAGAAACAGGCAAGAAAGATTGGATCGATAAACACTTATCTGGTTATGTTATAAACTACGCCGATTCTGGAACCGATAAAGCTAGATTCGCTACCAAGTCGAGTGTGTTGATAGATGATCTTTATAAGAATGTAGAATCTTTTATTGCATCAGGAGGTGAGGGTATTGTGTTCAGAGACGCAAATCAAACCATAAAAGAACTCAATGCAACATTGTCGATTATTAAAGAAACCTGTGGATATAGTCGAACAAATCTATGAAATTTCAAATATATAACACAAATCTAAGTCCTGACGTATGGGATGGAATGATTCTCAAAAAAGAGATTCGACAAAAACTCACGGAAATTGCGAATGATTTTTATAAACAAACTGAATTAACTGCTCCTGTTAGAGATATACTTTTCGTAGGAAGCCTCGCTAATTATAACTGGTCAAAGAATAGTGATCTCGATGTTCACCTGGTGATAGATTTTAAAAATGTAGATTCAAACATTGAATTGGTTGAAAAGTATGTTAATGGATTAAAATCAGACTGGAACAACAAACATGACATTCACTTACACGGATATAATGTCGAGGTGTATATTCAGAACGTCACAAAAATAAATAGATCCAGTGGAGTTTATTCACTACTCACAGGAAGCTGGATAACCAATCCAAAATATGAAAATTTTGAAGTAGATCAACAATTAATTCAATTAAAGTATAACGATTCTCTTTCAAAAATTAATGGCGCAATCAAAGAAAATAATCTCGAACGCATAAAACAAGTATTAAAAGATATATACGACCTCCGACAACAAGGACTAGACAGAAAAGGCGAATTAAGTAATGAAAATCTAGTTTTTAAATTACTTCGCAACAGAGGACATCTAGACAAATTACGAAATGCTGCGGTCAAATCATACGATAATCAGAAATCAATCTGATAACTTTAAGTAGTATTTATTGTTACCACAATCCCAAATTCGGTCATATCCATTGTTTTTCATGTTTTCCCATTCTGATAAATTTGAATCAAACACGTTTAAAAAATTCTTTATTTTATGTTTTTGAAAAGACATTCTGTGTCTTAAGTCTTTGTATTTATTTATGATATAATAATACCCACATGGCGTGATATCAACAAATCTAAATCCCAATGTTTCATAAATTTTGCCGGTAAAAAATCTACGATCACTATAAGTCACAATATTTTTTGGATGATAAGTTTTTATAAAATATGATAGTAATTTACTCGCTCCACCTATTACAACAGTATCAATTAATGTGCAAAACCTAACTAATTCCCATTCACTTGTTTTTTCAAATCTTGAAGCTTTTCTAAATGTCATCACACTCAAAAGATTTTCATCTTTATATAACCCAAGCTTTACTGTTGATTTATCTTCACCCTGTAAATGATTTTTTGCAAGAAAGTCATTTTTAGCTTTTATATCTATTTCTTTTATTATACACTCTCTACCATAAATTTTAGCTTTTGTCAAATTTAACAAAGATTTGATTACCGATTTTACTATATCCGATTTATGAATCCATTCATTTTCAAAAATATGAACAAGCGTGATACCGTAATGCATACAAGATTTCGTTTTGTTGAGATGATAATTTTTATTTATCCCGCCCGCAAATTCACTGTGCCAATATAACCCATTTATTTCAAACGCAATCTTTAATTCGGGTATATAAAAATCCAATTCCTTGCCATTTAATATCGTTCTATCATTTCTTTTTATAACAACATCTTTGTCCAAAATTTCTTGCAAGAATCTATAAAATTGACTCTCAACAGACGTAATTTTCTCGGGATCACAATAATCACAAAAAATATTATGCAAGTTATAAACCGTGCTTTCAAATGTTTTTAAACAAACATTGCATTTAATTTTATAAATATTGCTAAAATGATACCCATTATAATTTTCTTTGTCACACAAAAATTCAAGAGATTTTTCTTTGCAGTGATCCAATAAAAAATCATAATGGTTTGATTTTTTAGTTTCAGATGTCTTTTCTGACACACGATTTAATTTTGATATATTATCAACTCCGTATCTTTCTAAACATGTTTTTTTAACTTTTTCTACATTTAAATAATTTTCATCCCCAAATTTTTCAAATAATGTTTTTTTCACACGAATTCTGTATTCAGGTAATTTGCTATAACTGTCAACACCATATTTAACTAATAAGGTAGCCTTGCATTTTTCAACACCACCACTTTTCATATGATGACCTCCGTGACGATCAAGGTTTGTTTGTTTTTGGTTTTTCAATCTTTGCTTATTTAAATCCACATCGCTGGATGAACATTTTATACCACAAAAAATGCGAGGCTTTGATATCCTACACATAAATTGTTTGTTGCAGTGTTTACAATTCACAGTCAACCAAAATTTTTTATTAAGTTTTCTAGACATATAAATATACATTGATTCTTATATTGAATAACTATTAAATATTTTATAAAAAAACCTAAAAAATTAATATTTCATGATATTTATTTTATGTAAACAAATAACAAAACTATATAAACTTTATGGCAGATTTATTGAACAGTAATGAGATATTCTACACGAATTTTGAACCACAAGTCAAAAATCGCTTTGTGCTATACGCGGACGGCATTCCAAGCTTCCTCGTAAGAAAATGCAAACTCCCAACCGTAAAAAGCGAAAAGAAAACCATACAACACATCAACCAAGAACGATACTATAAGGGTCGAACCACTTGGGACGATATCACCATGGAACTATATAACCCCATCGTTCCAAGCGGCGCTCAAGCAATCATGGAGTGGATACGCTTGTCACATGAGTCGGTTACGGGCCGTGATGGGTATAGTGACTTCTAAAAAA